GTGCCGCGCCAGTAGGGGAGCGTCAGGTCCTTGCGCATCTTGACGCGTAGCTCGGCGCTCTCGAGGAAGATGGTGACAAGGCGGTTCAGCGTGTCGATTTCATCGGCGGCGAGGTAGTTCTTCGCGATGAGGATGTCGCGTTTCCGGACGACGCTGCCGCTCCATGAGGTCAAGGCCATGTTCTGCTTGGAAGCATCAGCGCGTGCCATGATGAGGTCGGCAGCTGTCTGGCCGGTCACGCCATAGATGAGTTTATTCTGCACCTCGGCAAAGAAAAGCTGCGTGGCCCGATCGGTCTTGTCGTAGTCGGAAGAGAGCGCGAAGAGGTCGCGTAGCTTCTGGTAGAAGCGCTTCTCGCTGGCACGGATGTCGCGGATGCGAGCCAGCAGCTCGTCAAAGTAGTCCGGGCGGCCATCGGGATTCTTCAGGCGCTCGTCGTCGATAACAAAGCCCTTCTGCAAATATTCCTTGAGCGTCGTGTTCGCCCAGCGGCGGAACTGCGTGCCACGCGGAGAGCGGACGCGAAAGCCGACGGCCAGGATGACATCGAGGCTGTAAAAGGCCACAGGCTTCTTGGAATTATCAATGTGCAAAAAATGCACATTGTTCTTCTCATCCAGCTCGCCCTCGGCAAAGATGTTCTTGATATGCTTTGAGATGGTCGAGCGGTCCTTCTGGAAAAGAGCCGCGATTTCCGCGCGGGCGAGCCAGACTGTACCGTCGTTGGCGTAGAGTTTGACGCTAGCTGCGCCGTCATCCGTGTTATAGATGATGATGTTGTCCATATGATATTCCTTTCATGGCCGCCTGCGGGCGGCCTTTTTGCGTGTTCAGAACTTGCTGATGCTCTGAATCACTTGGTTACTGATAGAAAGCCAGCAGTTCCTCAAACTCTCGGGGTATGCCGTACCGTGCGGCGCATTCTCGGACGGTCATGCTATCATCCTGCTGGCACCAGCAAGATGATCCAACCGTCAGCAGTTCGATGGCAAAGCGGTTGGCCTGCTTCTCGATCTTATCGACGGAAAAGAGTGTGCTGCGCAGGAGAAAGGCGGTGTTGACGTGCGGATGAAGGATGATGTGGCCGAGCTCGTGCGCACAGACAAAGCGGGCCCAGAACTCATCGAGTTCCTGATTCAAGATGATGAAGTGCTGCCGGTAGCCGTAGCAGTGGTAGCCCATGGCGCGGCCGAGCGGCACATAGTTGACGATAATATGGCGCTCTTTCGCAATCTGGAATGGATTGGTGGTTTGGTATTTCTTTGCGATAGAGCGTGCAATTTTCTGTATATCCATAATCGCTCAGTCCTTTGTCGAATGCTATGCGTTCTGCAAAATCGTCTCCAACGCTTCTCTGTCCGTACTCGGCAGGCCAATCCTTGCGAGTGGCAGCTTCCCTTGATATTCATGAAGCAGGGTCAGGATGTCTTTCTTGTAGGCCTGCTTGATGGACTCGTCCGGCAGCCGGTACGCCAGCATGATAATATAGGCAAAGAGCGTGTCCGTCTGCAGGGATGAGGCACGGCGCAAGACGCGCACGGGTAAGATGACCTTCGGGCTAAACACGGTATTGTAGAGGCGGGCGGCGTGCGCGCATTTATTGCGGAGCACCGACAAGGCATGCAGGTGATTGTGCAGGGTACGAGCGCTTGTATGCAGAGGCGCGGCGACAGCCTCCTGATCGGAGCGGTACAGGCAGCTGTAGTACTTCGAGAGCATCGAGAGAGACATGACTTCGACCAGCACCCATAGCGGCATGCGGCCATGGTACTTGCCCATGTGGTGCTGAATGAACAGACTGTCCTTGTAGTAGTGCAGCTGTTTCCGAAGCTGTACCATCAAGTCTTGGAAGTGTTCTTTCCGGTAATAGTTGGTGGCATCGTAGTGCTGGTCGTGCGGCGGCTGGCTGCATTTCCGCAGGGAGATGGCGTTCGCAATCTGCGTGCGGTAAAAGATTTCTGCCATTTCCAAATACTTGCGCAAAATATGGCGCAGGCCTTCGTCGAAACGGTACCGGTCATAGACCTGTTCAATCGTTGTCCCAGACGTATAACAATCAGAGTGGGCGCTGGTGCGGAACTCCAGTGCGTAGCCGGACAGACGGTAGTAGGAGACGCGCTCCAGGATGGACAGCGCTGCAGCCTCATCCTGCACAAGGATACCGTGACTCTGGAACTGGGCGAGCTGTTGCGGAACGTTGAGAGGTGTCTTCAGCATAGTGATCTCCTGTCATTAGGCAAAATAAAAAGGCTGGGTTACGTATAACCCAGCCTGGCCCCCACGTCAACGATATGGGCAGCTCTGTTAGCTTCATTATACATAACACGTTTCATTTTTGCAACAAATTCTTTTAGATTTGCGTCATTCGTTCCGGTACTTGCGCGGCGTGTACTTCTTCTTTGCTATCCGCTTCGCTTGTATCATCGCGGCTCTCAGTGTTGCCTTGAACGCTTCTACATCTTCTTGTGCGTCTGTGTCGCCCTCATAGGCGGCGGTACTGACGGAGTGCATCATGTCTTCTAGGTCACGCTCGATCTGTCGTTCGTCTCTGGCGTTAAGGTCCGGCAGGTCGTCGTTCTTCTCGCCAACCTTCTCCATTAGCTCCGCAGCTGACACGTGCATGGCGGTTGCGACACCGTCATATGTAGCAATAGACGGGATGATTGGCTTGCCATTCCTAGGGTTCTTGTTCTTCTCCAGCATAGATATGTAGCCTTTGCTCAGGCCGCTGAGGCGTGCAAACTCTTCCATACTCATACTGTGTTGCTCTCTGTACTCTCGAATCAACTCACCCAATGTCATACCGTACACCTCCTAATAGTTTGACTATTCCGTTTAGCTATATTGTATAGCACACTAGACAAAATTTCAATATTTTTGTTTTGTGTACTTGACAAAGTTCGTTTAGCATGCTAAACTTTAATCATACCGAGCGAGGGAGGTGAGACAAGGTGGGCTTCACCAACAAGCTTTGCGAGTATCGTAAGAAGCGCAAATGGACGCAGGCTGAACTGGCTGAGAAGTCAGGCGTGTCAAGGGCTACGATTGCTGGCATCGAAAGTGGTGCTATCAAGAACGTCAAGACTGACACGCTGCTCAAGTTGTCCAGCGCGTTAAACGTACAGGTCGCAAGAATTTTTTTTACACGCTAAGTTTAATGTGGTAAACGAAAGGAGTTTAGCATGAAAGACAAAGACAAGAACGAGGGCAAGGAGTTGCAGATTTTTCAGAGCCCTGAGTTCGGTCGGGTGCGCACGACAGTCGTCGACGGTGAGCCGTGGTTTGTCGGCAAGGATATAGCATTGGCTCTCGGTTACATCAATACAAAAGACGCGCTCTCTAGACATGTAGATGCAGACGACAAAGGGGGGGCGCGAATCACGACCCCCTCAGGTGAGCAGGAAATGACCATCATCAATGAATCCGGCCTCTACAGTCTCGTACTCAGTTCGAAGCTGCCGACGGCGAAGAAGTTCAAACGCTGGGTGACGAGCGAGGTCCTGCCGACGATCCGCAAGACGGGCGGCTACAGCATGAAGCAGAAAGCGCAGGCCGAGCAGGACAAGACGAGAGAGATGCGCGCCGAGGCAATGCTCCGCAACTCAATCTCCAAGCAGGCGAAAATGATGATGGAGATTGCGAAGATGTCTCACATCAAAGCATATCAGGATGTCATGATGGCGAAGGCTGGCAATATCCTCGCCGGAGAGAACATCCTGCCAATGCCAAAGAGCGGCAGAGAGCGCCGCCCGCTCGGCTGGTTCTGCAAGCAGATTGGCAAGGCTGAGACATGGGGAACGCAGCTCGGCAAGCTGCTGAAACGCAACGGCATCACACAGCGTCCCGGCGAGAACGGCGAGTTCGTCGAGGATTGCGCACGCAACACCCCACACAAACATGTCCAGAACTTCGAGTGGTACGTTGATTATCTTCTGCCGATCGTGCAGAGAGATTTCATGAACTGAGGTGAACGATATGGATGACACAATTATCAAAGCAAAGGTAGATGTCACGAAGGGGCGGAGCGATGCGTTCGAGGTGGCGGCAAGACGACTCGGGCGATTCATCAACGCGCTTGACCTCAATGCGGATGCACACGATGAGCTGGTCGACCTCACCTGCAAACAGGTGAACATAGCCGAACGTGATGCTTTCATGTTCGGCTTCGACATGGCCAGCAAGCTCATGCATGACTACTACAGCAACGAGGAGGAGTGAGTGACATGATGTACAAAGACAAGCGTGGCTGGCTCTTTAGGGTCGTCTGGCACTACGAGGGCTGTCTCAAGGGCGGATGGAGAGCCTACTACAAACATACGGAAACTGGCCCATGGCACGTCATTGCCGACCTTCCAAATTGCTGGAGCAGAGCAGAGGCAGAGGACGATCTAGCAGAATATGCAGCCAGACATGGTATGCAGGCTGTCGAGGAGTGATTGGGCATGGAGGACATTCATCGTAGGGTCGCTCTCCTTGAGATAAAGGATGAGCTGACCAAGAAGCTCAAGCCGTGCCCGTTCTGCGGCAAGGAGCTCGCAGAGTTCCCGGGGTACATGATCTTCGTGCAAGTCGAGCATCGCGTCCCGGGCACGCTCATCGGCGATGAATACGCCGTACACTGCATCCGTTGTGGCGCATATGGTGCGAGTGCTAAGACCGTCGAATGGGCGGTGGCCCTTTGGAATCAGCGGCCGGGCGAGCCGCTTGAATTGTGAGGTGAGAGAGATGGCAAGAAGTGAGCCCACTTTCTTGTACGTCGCGGATATCATGAAGCTCTTCAACTGCTCGCGGTCGAAGGCGTACCAGATCATTGCAGAGCTCAACCGGGAGCTAGAGAAGAAGGGGTTCTTGTTCATTCGCGGCAGGATCAGCCGCAGGTATTTCGAGGAAAGGTATGGTGCATGATGATTCCGATTGCAAAGTATGATGAGGACGGCCGCTGCATCCAGGCGGGGCTGTCCATACGGCCCATCAAGCGGCAGGTCGCGCGCGCCAAGAAGGCCTTGACGCCAAGCGAGAAGACGCAGAGCCGCATCGAGTGGACGGTCGCCGGCATCGTCGCGCTGCTCGGCACGATTGTGGCCGTCGAGGTGCTGGCCGCTGTTGCGGCGGTGATGATGTGATGACAAGGAAAAAGCCAGTACCGCCGCTCTGCAGGCCGGGCTACTTCTGCCTGACATGCCCATATCCGCGCTGCATCCGGCCGAGCCACGGGGGCTGCAACAACATGACGCGGGAAGAGACATACATGCTGTCGCTCGCCGGCATGGCGCGCATCAGCAAACAGCGTAAAAAAAGAGCCGGACGCTGAGACGTCCGGCCAACAGAAAAGATTGATGTTGTGGTTATTGTACCACAGATTGGAGTGATTTTCATGGCAAAGATGATTATGACGGTCGCCGAGATGGCGGACCGCGATGCATGGCTCAAGATGCGCACGCAGGGCATCGGCGGCAGTGATGCCGGCACGATCGTGGGGCTGAACCCTTGGAAGAGTAAGTACGAGCTCTGGCTGGAGAAGACGGGGCAGGTCGTGCCGGAGGATATCTCGGACCGTGAACCGGTCTACTGGGGCAACCGCCTCGAGGATATTGTGGCGCAGGAGTTCACGCGCCAGACGGGCAAGAAGGTCCGCCGCCACGGCATGGTGCAGGATGATGCGCATCCATTCCTCTTCGCCAACGTCGACCGCATGGTGGCAGGCGAGAAGGCCGGACTCGAGTGCAAGACGGCCAATGGCTTTAAGGCGTCCCTCTGGGAAGGCGACGAAGTGCCGGCAAGTTACTACTGCCAGTGCCAGCACTACATGCTTGTGACGGGCCTGCCGGTCTGGTACATCGCCTGCCTCGTGGGCGGCCAGCACTACGTCTACAAGCCGATCAAGCGCAACGAGGAGGACATTCAGACGCTGCTCGAGATGGAGAAGGCGTTCTGGAAGTGTGTTGTTGACCGTGTACCGCCCGAAGTGGATGGCTCGTCATCCTGTACCGAGGCACTGGCTGAGCGCTTCCGTGGTGGCGTCGCTGAGAGTATCGAGCTGCCGTCTTGGGCGGTGGCCGAGGTCGAGGCTATCCGCCAGCTCGAGGTGCAGAAAAAGGAGCTCGATGCGAAGATCGCGGCGAGCAAGAACCGTTTGAAGGAGCTCATGGGCGACCACGAGACGGCCGTCTGGGGCACGGAGGATGAGGGCGGCCGCATCACATGGAAGACGCAGAAGGGCCGCACGTCCATCGACAGCAAGCGCCTGAAGGCCGACCATCCCGACATCTTCGACGCCTACAGCAAGACCGGCAAGCCAATCCGCGTCTTCCGCATCGCATGAAACAGAAAGGATTGATTACTATGGCATCCACCAAGGGCGGCATCATCGCCGCAAAGAAGAATGAGGTCCAGCAGACAGGGAGCAAGAAGGGGCTGCAGTCGCTCGTCATGAGCATGGGCCCGCAGATCGGAAAGGCCCTGCCGACGGTGCTGACGCCGGAGCGCTTCACGCGCATCGTGCTGACGGCGCTCTCGTCGAATCGCCAGCTGCAGGAGTGCACGCCGCCGTCCTTCCTCGGCGCGATGATGCAGGCGGCTCAGCTCGGCCTCGAGCCGAATACCCCACTCGGGCAGGCCTACCTCATCCCGTACCGCAACCACGGCGTCCTCGAGTGCCAGTTCCAGATCGGCTATAAGGGCCTGCTGGCGCTCTTCTACCGCTCGGGCGGCAAGGACCTGCAGGCGCATGAGGTGCACGAGAACGACACATTCGAATATGAGCTCGGACTCGAGCCGAAGCTCCGCCACGTGCCAGCGCTCACGGATCGCGGGCCGGTCATCCTCTACTATGCCGTCTACCACACGAAGGACGGTGGCTCAGGCTTTGCTGTGATGAGCATGGACGACATCAAGGCGCACATGCACCAGTTCAGCAAGGCGGCCGGCAAGGGCTTCTCGCCGTGGTCGACCAACTTCGACGAGATGGCCAAGAAGACCGTCATCAAGAAAGTGCTCAAGTACGCGCCGATGGCGACCGACTTCGTCCGCGCCGTGGCTGCCGATGAGTCCATCAAGCACTACACCGAAAAGACGGCCGACATCCTCGACACGCCGAACGAGACCGAGTATGAGACCATCGATGCCGACTACGACAAGGAGCAGCCGGACGCAGAGCCGAAGCACGTCGACCCCGAGACTGGCGAGATCCTGAACGAGGAAGGCAATCTGAATCTGTAAGCTGAGGAGGCACGTCAATGAACTACGTCAGACAACTGAATGCGTTCGGCGAGAAGAGCATCGGCGTGCTCAATGCCAAGGAACAGGCCATGTACCTGCGGCTGTTCCTGATTGCCAATCAGCTGAAATGGCCCGAATGGTTCGAGGTAGCAAATTCACAGCTGATGCGTGAGCTGGGAATGCGATGGAAAAAGACCATCATCAACGCCAGGCGCGAGCTTGAGAAGAAGGGATTCATCCAATCTGTCGACCCGGGCCACAAGATGAAGACGCGATACCATCTCATACAGCTGTACGATGATGCATCCAAGGTGCACTTGTCAACAAAAATTGGACACAAAACTAAAAAAATCAGGCATAAAAAACGAATCGATGTACAAGATTCATCAACTTTTCTGACATCCTTCAAGCT